TTGACTTGCTTTTCATACTGCTCGATCAGCAACCCATAGGCTTTAATGATTAGGCTTTCTCTCATCATTGGGACTCCCGCGAGGGTGTGTAATGCGACCAGGTGCGGAATGCCTTGTGCTTTCTCATAGTCTCCAGACACTCAGTCGATGGTGGCTTCCAGCCATGTTCTCTCCAGACCTGATCGACCGGACGAAACCATTTATCGGGTTGAATTTGATGGTCGATTAAATCGATCCATGAAGGCATTTGACGTTCTTCCATGTAGGTTGACTCCAGTAAAGGTAAGAAAACGCCTCAGAAGCCGTTTTAAGGACTCTGAGGGGCATTGCTAGCGGGTTAATATTCAATTGTGTTTGTGGATATGCCAGAATCGGGCACGATGAATGTCTCAGTACGTCCTGATCGTGTGTCGCTCGCTGACATTTCGATGAGTGCTGGATTGCCTGCTCCCAAACCTTCTTCGGCTTCGCGGCACCAGTACTCAATGGCGCGATCATTTGCTAACTGATATGGGCCTGCATCGTCTTCTTTGCTAGTTTCAATGACCCATTTTCGTATCATCTCAAAGCCAATATCGTTGATTGTCTTAACTTGCATATTCATGGTGTATCTCCAAAGGTTAAGGGTCTCATTAGCGGGTTATGCGACGATACTTTGAGCGTAGGCAAGGGCTAACGCTTCAGTCTGAAACAATTTCATTGTCGGGAAAATCTGATCAGCGTCTGTATCGATCAGCTGAACAACCCATTGGCCGCGTTGATTTTCGAATACGCGCACTGCTATACCTTCATCTGGTTTTTCTAAGATAGTCATATGATCCTCAAAGGTTGAAGAAAACAACGACAGCAAAAGCCACCCCGAAAAGGGTGGCAATGCTCCAATCGATCAAAGCTTGTTTCAGACGGTTAGACATGGGCTGCAGCCTTGCCATGTGCCACGATTGCAATTGATACGCTCGAGGGCTTTAGCGCGCCATCACATGCGCCACAATCGATGCATTGTTTACGATTGCCACCCTCCGGGCTAGCGGGGCAAGGTATCTCACGAACTAATTGCATGGGTGCATTAATCGGGATAACGCGAAAAGTGCGCCACCCCATTGACCGAGCTAAATCCCGATCTTCGATTGAGTCTGCACTTGCCATGCATATTTCACGATGCGCTTGTGCAAAAGCTTGCGACCATTGGTGCGTGTAACCTGTCCAGTCTGCAGCAAACTCGAGTAATGCTAGCCATATATCGGCAGGTATCATGGCCGGGTCGCCATAGGCGCCTAGTCTGACCTTGCGACCCTTGATAATGCTTGCAGCATGTGAAAGGTCGTGACTGCAATCGTAATAACTGCCACGTTTGAAAGCTTTATAGATTGCACTGACTGATTTTCCGTGGTCAACATAGCAGGTGCGCTTGCGACCAGCTGCAGCATTGCCGCGGTGTACGCAATTGCCACAGATTGATTGATCAGCGCCAGAGTCCACAGCGTCTACCGGGTGGATATCTGATCGAATGATGTACGTTTGCACCATATTGCCCGTCTTGATATTGCGTGATTTCAAGACTGCAATGCCGACGATTGGTGCATTGTCTATGGGTGAAGTGCCACGATAAAAAACAAAACCGTTTGCCATGATGTATCTCCTATAGGTTAAGAACTACAAGAGAATAATCACATGCTTTGCTTATATGCTATATGTACTTTAGTATTAGATTCACACAAATACACTCTAAGATATATTCCATGCTAGAGATGTACTCTTAAAATCTTAAAAACTATATATAGGTCTATAGGTGTACTTCTATAGATATATATATGGGACTATCTCTCTTCGATGATCTAGGGGTACATGGATGTAATCTCTTATATCCACGCGCGTAATAGATTTATTCGATAAGGGTACAAGGGTCGGACGGTGAGCCTTTCCCCGTCATGACATGCCTACTCATCACTCTGCTCGAGGCTGATCGGGCAGGCATTGGCCGCAACCAGCCGCGCAGATCGCTCGCTCTTGGCGCAAGTAAATGGGACGGGGGGTCGGGATTTGGGTGCACCACTACGCTTCCCGCCCCAAGGAATTTTCTGTTTTCCTGCCTACCTTAAATATCTATTTGTGTATGATGAGTACATCGACAACATGGAGATGTACGAGATGTTTACGTTAGAGAGAGGTTTAGATATACCGGAGAGGAAGACTGGCCCTAAATATCCTTACGACCAGTTAGAACTAGGAGATAGTTTCTACCTTGAAGGTGGTGATCTATCTAAGCTATGTAATGCTAACTATAGAGAGTGGAGAAGAACGGGAAAGAAGTTCACAGCAAGAAAGGTGGAGAATGGTGTAAGGGTGTGGAGGATTGAGTGAAGCATGATGATGCGGTGAGATGGATTACGAAGTATGCAGAAGGTGATCCAAGCTATCCGTATCTGGCAATGAAGTGGTATGAGGAAGAGAGAAAGAAACGTCCTTTGAGTGCTGATGAACAAAAGACGGTGTTGTGGTTAAAGGAAAACTATGGAATTGAAGCCCGATTGCAGAAACTGCCACTACAGCCAAGAAATTGGACTAAAGGAAAGTGATGACGGTAAGGAAGTCGTCTTGATCTGCATCCGAGATGGCTTGCTGGCAGAGAAGGTTTGCACCTATTACGAATATGAACCAGGCATTGAATGAAGTTTGACCTTAATCACTTCTACAAGTTCTGCAAGGAACTGAAGGTAGAAACCAAAGAGCTAGGCATTCAACGCTTAGGCAATCGTTTGCTTGGAAGCCAGACTTATGTGATGGAAGAGATCGCCAAGGGTCTGAACAATGACATTCACTTCTTTGTGATTCTTAAAGGCAGGCAGCTTGGGATTACAACCATATCGCTTGCCTTAGACCTTTACTGGCATTTTAAGAACCCTGGGTTTCAGGGAACGCTAACGACTGACACCGAAGAGAACCGAGACCAGTTCAGAACAACACTTGCCATGTACATGGATGGTTTGCCGCCGGAGTACAAGATTCCTTTGATGACGCATAACAGGAATCAGATGGTCTTAAAGAACCGATCAAGGCTCTTCTACCAAGTAGCTGGCTTGCGAGCCAAGGGTTCTTTAGGGCGTGGTAAAGGCATTACCTATCTGCATGGCACAGAAACATCATCTTGGGGTGATGAAGAAGGATTGGCTTCCTTGCTGGCTTCTTTGGCAGAAAAGAATCCCAATAGGCTTTACCTTTTTGAGAGCACAGCCCGTGGCTTCAACATGTGGCATGACATGTGGGCAGTAGCCAAACGTGCAAGAACGCAGAAAGCTATTTTCTGTGGTTGGTGGCGCAATGAACTCTACAGTGCAGATGCTAAGTCAGACGTCTACAAGGTGTACTGGGATGGCAAGCTAAGTCCTGAAGAGAAAGAATGGACAAGAGAGATTAAGAAGCTCTACCAGGTAGAGATCAATTCAAGGCAGATTGCTTGGTGGCGGTGGAAGATGAATGAGGGGATTAAAGACGAAGCCCTCATGTATCAGGAGTTTCCGCCGACTGAAGACTATGCCTTCATCATGACGGGCTCTAGTTTCTTCTCACATGCCCGTTGCACTGATCAAGCCAAGGTTGCCAAGCAGTTATTACCTCGGTTCTACCGTTTCTCAATGGGACAATACTTTGAAGACACTGAGTTAATTAACTCAACAGAGCGCATGGCAACGCTCAAAGTATGGGAGGAGCCGATTGAAAACGCCTACTACGTCATCGGTGCTGATCCAGCATATGGAAGCAGCGACTGGGCTGATCGTTTCTGCATCCAAATCTACCGCTGCTATGCAGATGGACTTGATCAAGTTGCGGAATTCGCTACCTCTGAACTCAACACCTACCAGTTTGCCTGGGTGGTTTGCTACCTGGCAGGGGCTTATAAGAACTCCACCCTTAACTTAGAAGTCAATGGCCCTGGACAGGCTGTGATCAATGAGATGCGAAACCTTAAACGCCAAGCGCAGACCATGGAGCCACGTAAAGCCAGAGGCTTAATGGATGTCCTATCGCACATGCAGCATTACCTGTGGCGGCGTAATGACTCATTAGGCGGTGTCTCAAACTCGCTGGGTTACCTGACCACGCATTCATCTAAAGAACGGATGCTGAATTACTTTAAGGACTATTTCGAGCGCGGGATGATGAATGTCTACTCAATGGATTTACTTGAAGAGATGAAGTCTGTCGTGCGAGACCAGGGTTCCATTGCTGCTTATGGGCGCAACAAAGATGATCGTGTCATTGCTACAGCCCTTGCTTGCGTAGCCTTTGCTGAACAGCTCATGCCAAGGCTCTTACAGATGCGTATGACGCGTGATCGCAAAGAAGAAGCGATAACACCTGTTCAAGTACCTGTCGTGGATAAGCAAATCAACAACTACTTAAAGGCTATTGGCGTTGGGTCTCAGTAAACGTCAAATGATGGAAGTGATTCCTGCGTTTATGCGTGATAAGAAACGCGGCATTTCCATTGCCTTGTTTGCCGAGCTATGCGGCCTTGATCCCTTGCACTTAAGAGATGTGTTTCTTAACGGCAAATACCCGCTCACAGAACTCGTACAAACCCGTGTAAATCGTGCTTATGAGCATTGGGTCAATGGCGACGTTGCTGTCATGGTGAAGTCGGGTAAGAAGTATGTGGAGTTTCGCAAGCAGCCTAAGCCACAAATGGTAAGGCGCAGGCTCGTTACCTTTGATGGCAGCGGATTCAAACTTGATCTTGGTATTCGACCGAAAGCCCAAGACTATCAACGCCCTGATCTTGACCAGCAACTAAGGAAAAACTATGGCAGTCGTTCATGATTACAAATGTCCAGCACATGGCTTTTTTGAAAGCAGAGAGCCTGTATGCCCGCATGGATGTACATCCGATGTACAAATGGTATTCCTGCAAGCCGTGGGCATGAAGTCCGATTCCACCAAACATGCTGACACCACACTCAAAGAATTAGCCAAGGATTACGGCATGAGTGACATCAAGTCTTCGCGTGAAGGTGATCACCAGCAACATGCTCTGCTAGGCAATAAACAAGCCTCGCAGCCACAGAATCCCTTTGCCGTGCAGTGGGGTAACCCCAAACAATTAGGCAACTACAATCTGAATTCGGTACGCGGAGAAACCGTTGGGGGCTTGTCTGCTGTCAAAGAAAGTGGTATAGCATTGCGCAAACCAACGCCTTCAGTGGTCATTCGTGATCATGAGAACTTAAAGTTGCCTACATGAGAATTCCTGACGATCCCATCCAAAGAGAGTATTTCTACAATGACTTGGTAGATAAGTGCTCCGTCAGCATTCAGGAGCGCACGGGCACTTATGATTCGCTGCGCTCTTACTATCTCTTTGGCGCGGGATTGGATGCACCGCCTGCGTACTACAACAAGATTTACCCGCACATTGACCAGCTCTCCTCCTTCCTCTACTCAGCAGAAACTACACGGTTTACGATTTCGCTTGGCGCTTCGGTTAATAAGCACGAACAAACTAAGATTCCTTCGCTGACAGGCGCTTTGAATGACGATTGGCTCAATAGCAACGCTGATCAGGTGTTTGCTCAGGCGCTGAACTGGGCGCTTTGCTACAACTCCACCTTCATTAAGCTCATTCAGAAGAATGGCTTGCACCCCTACATGGTTGATCCACGGTGCATTGGTGTGTATCGAGAAGATACACCGCACACGGATCGCCAAGAGGCGTTGATTCAGATTTACTACATCACACGCTCGGAGTTATACGCCAGGCTTTACTCGCATCCGCAACGTGAAGCACTGCTTGCTCGCTTGCAAATGGGGCAAAGCCAAGAGAACCAAGTGCCTGATGGCATTCAGCGTTTGATTCTGTCGGCCACTGATCCAACGATGTACGGTAATGTGAACCTCAATATTGCCGGAATGCAGCAATACAAGGCTCGTGTGGCTGAAGATACGATCAAGATGACTGAGTTATGGGTCTGGAATGACATGACTGAGGACTATCAGTGCGTCACCATTGCTGACCCCAATGTCATCATCTATGACCGAGCAGGCGAAAGCATGTTCTTGAAGGGTGAGTTGCCCTTTATTCAGCTCTGCCCAACCCCACAGTACGATTACTACTGGGGTATCTCTGAAGTTGCAAGGCTTGTTTTCTTGCAAGACATGCGCAATAAACGAATGTCAGAGATTCTTGACCTCTTATCCAAGCAAGTCTCACCGCCTACAGCGCTGATTGGCTTTACAGGCTTGCTCGATGAGAAGAACTTTGCGCTTAACCGCGTTGGCGGTCTGCTTTCAACCGACATGCCAAATGCCAAAGTTGAGCAAATGGCGCCATCAATCCCCAATGATCTCTTTAGAGAGATTGCAGAGATTGATCAGATGTTTGAGGAAGCCTCTGGCATTGTCAATGTGTTGCAAGGCAGGGGTGAATCAGGTGTTCGAAGTGCTGGTCACGCCTCTCAATTAGCACGTTTGGGGTCTTCTAGGGCCAAAAAACGTGCATTGATCATTGAAGATGCGTTAGAAAAGATGGCAACGCTGTACTTAAAGGCCATGCAAGCCTATTCTGATCGCATTTACACGGATGATCAGGGTGATAAGTTCATTGCAAACCAGTTTACTAAGGACTTTGTGGTGAAAGTGGATGCTCATTCCAACTCACCCATCTTCACGGAAGACCTGCGAAGCCTTGCATTTGCACTTGCAGACCGTGGTGCGATTACCAAAGAGCGTTTGATTGACATTTTGGAGCCTCCGATGAAGCAATTGCTCAAAGAAGACCTCCGAAAGATGGAGCAAGCCCAACAAGCAGCGCAGGAAATGCAAAAACAGCAGCAACCAACGCCTGAAGGCGCTGCGCCACCCGCTATGTAGAGGTTTTTATGCTGACAAACGGTAATTCCAACATGAATGGCGATTCTGGAGGCTCAAGTGGCGGTTCTTCCCGCTATTCCTTCCAAAATGACCAGCCAAGAACCGGAAAATCGGAGCTAAAACAGATTTATCGCACCCCGCAACTCAATTATGGTCGTGCAACGATGAATCGCACGGGTTATCAACGCGCAGGAGGTCGTTTCTCATGATGCAACGCAAAATGCTACGTTATGCACGGCCTTCTCGCCGTTAATCGCTTGACAGACGGTCGGCAAGTAAGTACAAACCGCCCTGAAAGGACTCAATATGGCTGTTAGCGCAGAAGAATTGATGAAGTTGATTCGCGGCGGTGCCAAAGACGGTAAGGCTTCGATGGAAATCGAGGTTGAAGAAGAGGGCACTGAAGGCGAAGAAGGTGAAGAAAAGAAACCGGCATTGTCTGGCGCTTCGTCACCTCCCATGTCGTCACCTATGTCAACGCCGGAGCCCAAAAAGGGTGAGGAAATGCAGGGCCGCATTGATGTGCAGCTTGGCATGGGCATGTTGATGGGTGCCATGCAGAAGTTTCCTGATGGCTCGCCTGAACAAAAAGCGCTTAAAGATGCCATAGGAAAGATTGGATCGGCCTTTGGTGAGATGGATTACAAAGCCAAAGAGTTAGTACCCTCTGAAATCATGCAAATGATTCAGACTTTGCCTCAAGCTGGTGGCGCGTCTGCCGAGATGCGAGCAATGGCTGCGGCACCAACCCCTGGGACTCAAAACCCACCTTTACCTATCTAGGATGAATACCGTACAACGATTTGAGCAAAAGGTAGAGCGCATTCCTTTTTTTGAATGCCATATTTGGACTGCCTCTGCTTTAAAACGAGGTTATGGGAAATTTGCAATGAAAAGTGGCGCTTGGGAGCTTGCTCATCGAGTTGCTTACAAGTTGTATTCTGGCGTTATTCCTGATGGTATGTCTGTTTTGCACAAATGCGATAACCCTCATTGCGTGAATCCAAAACACTTGTACCTTGGAACTTACAAAAATAACGCAGCAGATAGGGAAACAAGAGATCGTGGCAATCATGCTTATGGCATGAAACATGGCAGAAATAAATTAACGAGTTCTCAAGTTCTTGAAATTCGTGACTTGCATGACACAGGGAAGTATTCCTGTTTTAGACTTGCGTCAATTTATGGTGTAAACCCAAAAACAGTGTACGACATCGTAAATCGCAAGATTTGGAAAACTCTTCATTAAAGGATTCGATATGGAGCTATTTCGTCCCCGCGCTGGAACGATTCGTCGCCCGACGGATAACCAGCAAAAGAATGGTCAGATTTACAACCCACCCCGGTATGAGCCGTTTGGTGGCTTGAGTGGAGCGAATAAGGTTACTAAAAACCAGATGACGCTTTCCAAACCCGGTGACACCAAGCGTGTCATTTAATTAATTGTTTTGAACGGCTGAAAAAACAATGTCGCTAGAAAACCTTACCCCAGACGCCCGTGATGAGCTTGCTGCCTTGGCGAAAGCCTTGGCTGAAAATCCGAAAACCCGAAAGGAGTTTTTGAAACTAACCAAGCAGGCGCATCCCGACCTTCCAGTTCCTGAACTTGAGATTGAAGAGCGAACAAGCAAAGCAATTGACGCACAGCAACAGCGCATTGCGCAGCTTGAAGCCAAATTGAAAGAAAAGGACGCTCGCACCGAGTTAGAAAAGCGTAGAAATACGTTGAAGGAGAAACGTCTTGCTGAATCGGATGATGATGTCAAAGCCATCGAGAAATTGATGATTGAAAAGGGCATCAGTAATCACGAATCGGCTGCTGAGTACTACAACTGGATGCGCCAGGCTGATAAGCCCACGCCTGCATTCAGTAATTCACCAATTACCTCGAAGGTCAATGACTTTCAGAAGTATTTGAAGAATCCTGCGGCAGCGGCTAGGGAAGCAGCGGCGAGTGCGCTCAACGAGCTAAGACAGGGAAACCAGTCTCGCCCGATTGGACTTCGTTAATTAGGTCTGTTTCTTAAAAGGAACCTATCATGCCTATTGGTGGCGGTATTATCCCAACAGCAGGCACCAGTCAGTACAATGAACTGACCTACGTCACCCGTAGGGCTTTCATTCCGAAACTGGTTGTCCAGCTTTACAACTCAACTCCCCTGCTTGCTGCATTGCTTGCCAATTCTCAGACCGCTTCAGGCGGTGTGTCATCGGTAACCGTGCCTGTCCAGGGTTCTCAGTTTGTCAACGCGCAGTGGTCGGACTACAGCGGTTCGTTTGCACAGCCTAGCGTCATGCAGGGTGCTTACAACGCTGAATTCAACCTCAAGTTGATGATCGCTCCAGTTCCCTTCCTCGGTATGGAAGGTGCTGTACAGCAAGACTATGCTGTGATTCCTTTGATTGAGGCTCGCATGAACGATGCGACCAACGTCATGATGGATGCAATGGCAACAGCGCTGTACAACAACACCAGCAACACCCAGCAATTCACTGGATTGCCCATTGCTGTTGATTCGGCAGGCACTTATGGTGGCCTGAGCCGTTCAACATACGCATGGTGGGGCTCCAAAGAGTACGCTGCAGGTAGCGTTAACCCAACCCGTCAAAACATCCTCCAGTACATCTCTGGAACGGTGAAAAACGGCGCTGAGGTTCCTTCCTTTGGCGTTTGCGGCTTTGGCACTTGGACATTGTTGGCGCAAGACTTTGTAGGCCAAGAAACCTACATGATCACCCCTGGTAGCAACTTTGCTAGTGGTGAAGAAGGCCCAACGTCTGGTTTCCGTGCGCTCATGGTTGCAGGTGTGCCGATTTATCCTGATCCCTATTGCCCAGAAGGCACCCTGTACCTGCTGAACTCGAACTACCTCAGCATGTACATTCACGATCAGGCTGAGTTTGCGTTTACTGGCTTTGAGTCCACGCTGCCTAACTGGCAGATTGGTTATGTTGGCGCAGTGTTGACCATTGCTGAAATGGTGAGCACCAAGCCCAAAAGCATGACCAAAGTGACCGGCCTTAACTCACTCACGCTGTAAGGAGTCGATCATGGCATTGGCACTTAATAAAATCATCGTTAGTGGCTTAAACAGCGATGCTGATGGCGCGTACTTTGACTACGTTACCCAATCGGTAACGGCAGGCACAGACTACACGCTGCCAGCAGGTCTGTACGTCATCTATCCCGTCGCAAACTGTAAGTATCAGGCTTATAACGGCTCTGCATGGGCTGATGTAATTGCAGCAAATACAGGTGGCATGATGGTTTCTGATGGTCAGAACGTTAAAATCGTTTCGACCTCTGGCACTGTCACGGCACTGTTCTTGACCGTCAATGGCGGTCAGGCTGCTTCTGGCACCTACAACTCGTAATTGGAGTAAAGCATGGATGCAAACAAAGTCGGTAGTCTATTGCCGCAGCAGTTTGGAGGCATCCTGCTTGGGAAGTTGATCGGCGCGAACATGAATTCCACCGCCGATCAGCAAATCACCATGTTTAGTAACCCGTCGAAGTTTATTCTTCGTCGTATCGTGGTGACGAATGCTTCAATCTCTTTGACCACGGCTGCTGGCGGCGTTTATACCGCTGCTAGCAAAGGTGGTACGGCGGTTGTTGCAGCGGCCCAGGCTTACTCCTCGCTTACAACGTCAGCGCTCTTTCTTGATCTCACGCTTAGTACGACAAGCAGTGCAAGTACCACAGTGAAATCAAGCATTCCCAACTTATACTTATCGCTCACCACCGCTCAAGGTGCTGCAGCAACAGCGGATGTATACGTTTATGGGGACATTTTAGAAGCATGATCTTTGTTACAAACAAAGGTTCTCAGCCACTGGTCGCCAAGTACGTCGATCAGTGGTTTGAGTTTCCTCCAGGCAAAAGCGTACAAATCGAACCTCATGTTGCGCGGCATATCTTTGGATATGGCGACGACAATAAGTATCAATACTTGGTGCGTTTAGGTTGGATGAAGATGAACACCGACCACGATAAAGCGATGGCTCGCCTTGCTGAGTTCACCTTTACGGACGCCCCAGTAAAACCAGACCAACAATCAGCCGTGTTGGTGGAACGAGTAGCCCCTCCCGCTCCGCGTGGGCGAGCTGGGGTCAAAGTCCAGCCCCAGACAAGTGATGAGGCATAAATGGCAACCTACTCAGGGTATATCGCAGAAGTTCGTAGACTGCTGCACGATGCCACGGGCAACTTTTGGACAGATACCGAGTTAACCGATTACATCAACGGCGCTCGGCATCGTGTTGTGCGTGACACGGGTTGCCTGCGCAATATCCTGACGGGTGCAACAACCACTTCGGTTGAAACGCTCAACATCTCAACCCTTACGCTGCCATCATGGGCAGAACAGATTCTTGATGTGCTGAACATCAATCTGTACTGGGGTAACACACGCATACCCTTGCGATACATGTCATGGACGCAATTCAATGCTGAGTTGCGGTTTTGGCAGAACTACACAGGTAGGCCCATTGCGTTTACACGTTATGGGCAGAATGAAATCTACTTTGGCCCAGTACCTGATCAAGTCTATGTGATCGAGGTTGATACCATCCTCTTGCCTGTACCGCTGACATCAGATTCGCAGACTGAGGTGATCTTAGAGCCTTACACCTCGCCTGTAGCGTTTTATGCGGCTTATAAAGCCAAATACAAAGAGCAATCTTACGGTGAAGCAGAAATCTTTAATGCCGAGTACAAGAAGCAGTTGCTGGCAGCGATTAATTCGAGCTTCACGCGTCGTTTACCAACGCCTTACTCGGTTCAGTAATCATGGCTGCAGTTGAGCAAAAGAAGTCCTACCACGTTACCAAGGATTTCAAGGGGCTTAACACCAAAGCCAATCGCACGGCTATTCAAGAGACTGAGTTTGCGTGGCTGGAAAACGTCATGCCCATTGGGTATTCCAACTTAAAGGTCATACCCAAAGAAAAACGTATTACTTACAGCACGACTAATTTTAGTTGGGGCGGCACGGTGCATTACATGGCGCCAGCCAATATTGGTGGTGTCGCCTACATGTTTGCGTTCTTCACTAATGGAGGTGCGCAGTATGTCAGCCTGGAAACCCCTACCGCACCGATCACACTGGCTGCATCGGGAACATTTAGCGGTACAAGAACACAAATCAGTCAATGGAAGAATGAGCGAGTACTCATCATTGACACAACTTATGGATACGCTACGTTCGACGGGACGAATCTCGTTCGGGTCGGTTCGGTCGGTACAGTCACAATCACAGCAGCAGGTTCTGGATACACATCAGCGCCCATCGTAACTTTTTCCGTACCCAATCAAACGGGTGGCATTCAAGCAACGGCAACAGCTACAGTCACATCTAATGCAGTAACTGCCATCACAATTGGCGAACATGGAACTGGTTACACATCCGCGCCAACAATTTATATTGGAACTTCTGGCGCTACTGCGTGGGTTGCGAGTACAGCATTTCAAACGGGCCGATTGCTTTCTTCTGGCGGAAACTATTACTACGTCACAGTTGGTGGTACAACGTCCAGTTCTGCCCCGGTTCATACAAGTGGTTCTGCTACTAATGGCACTTGTACGCTGTTATATGTAGCTGACCCAAATGGCGCTGGTAGCAGTGCGACAGCAACAGCAGAGGCAATTAACCAACCTGGCACTTGCATACAGTCTTTTTCTGGTCGCGTATGGATTGCTGATGGCAGAACTATCTACTACACGGCGGCAGATAGCTATAACGACTTCACAAGCATTTCTGCTGGCAATATTACGCTAGTTGATGGAACCCTTTATGGCGACATCACGCAGATTATTTCGGCTAACAACTTTCTCTACATCTTTGGCGAATCGTCAATCAACGTCTTTTCGGATGTTCGGGTCAATACGCTTGGAGAAACGCTCTTTACCAACACCAATATCAGCGCTTCCATTGGTACGGAACTGTTTTTAGGTGTCTTTGCCTACTTTAGAAGCATCTTATTTATCAATCGATATGGTGTTTACGCGCTAGTAGGTGCCACAACAACCAAGATTAGCGATGCTTTAGACGGAATATTCCCAAACATAGACTTCAGTAGCACGATAACGGGTTGCCAGACGCTGATCTACAACATTCTTGTGTCTGCATGGAACGTTAGATACAACGACAACGGCACATACCGTCGTATTCAACTGGTTTTCTTTGACCGCAAGTGGTTCATTAGCTATCAAGGCAACCTCACGCACATCAATTCGTCACCAGTCAATGGTTTGATTAATTCTTATGGTGTGGAATCTGGCGGCGCGTTCTTCAGAATGTACGAAGATCAGGCAGCTAACATCTCAACTGAGGTTGTCACAGCGCTTTGGGACTTAAAAGACCCGATTCGTGACAAACAAGCGCTTAAATTGGGTGTTGAAGCGACATTTCCGGTCACTGTTGCTGGTTCATTGAACATTTCGATTGATAGCGAGGCTAAAAGCTCGACATCGGTAGCTCTTGGTAATGCAGTTGCCTGGCAAAACAATAGTTTTAACAACATTGCATGGACAAATAATGCTGGAAGCACCTTGCAATGGATTTCTTCTGGGTATCAACTGAGCGAAGGGTATAAATTGCTTAAGTATGATGCTCAGATGTATGGCAAATACCTTGGCATGACGGTAACATCCACGGCACCGGCCTTTACTTTCAACGGCTTCCAGCTTGAACATGAACTAAGAGCGAGGTTCTGATGGCAAAGCCAGTAACAATCCCGAATACATTTGCCACCGCAACAACATCAATTCCACTTGCTAACCTCGATACTGATTTTTCGACGGTAGCAACAGCGCTAAACGACGCATCAACTTACAGCAACTATGCACTTGATTCAGGAACGGTAGACGCCTATGTGGTGTCGTTATCGGGCCTGTCAACAACTTATCAAGCAGGGCTTGCCATTCAGTTCCAGGCAACTAATGCTAATACTGGGCCTTGCACCTTAAATGTCAATGGGCAAGGTGCAAAACCGCTTGTTTATCCAGACGGTAGTGCGCTTGCTGTTAATGGCATTGTGGTTGGCGCCATTGTGTCGTGCATGTATGACGGCAATAATTTTCAAATACTGTCGATTAAAAACGCATCTGGAGGTGGTGGTGGAAATGGCACGGTTACTTCAGTTGCCATGTCTGTTCCTGCATTCTTGTCGGTTTCTGGATCGCCTATCACAACATCTGGAACGTTTGCAGTATCGTATTCAGGAACAGCGCTTCCTGTTGCCAATGGCGGCACGGGCGCTACAACACTTGCAGGTGTAAGAACTAGCATTGGCGCTGGCGATGTCAATGGGCCTGCTGCTTCCGTTGAAGGAGAGATTGCTCTTTATTCGGGCGTAACCGGAAAAACAATCCAGCGAGCCACAACCACAGGTATTTTGAAAGGTACTTCTGGTGTTCTTTCAGCGGCTACAGCGGGTACTGACTATTTAGCCCCGCCATCTGGAACATCCATTCTGAAAGGCAATTCAGGGGGTGCTCTAGCTAATGCGGTTGCTGGTACTGATTACGCGCCTCCAACAAGTGGCACATCTATTTTGTATGGAAACAATGCTGGTGGATTTAGTAACGTTACTGTAGGAACAGGTCTAAGTTTTAGTGCCGGTACGTTGGCTGCAACGGGTGGCACTGGAACAGTCACAAGCGTTGCATTCAGTACAGGGACAACAGGACTATCGGTAAGCGGAAGCCCAATAACATCGTCTGGAACTTTTGAGCTTGCAGGAACTTTAGCGGTTGCAAACGGTGGGACGGGGCAAACAGATAAAACATCAGCATTTGATGCGCTAGCACCAACAACCACAAAAGGTGATTTGATTGTTAATACAGGCACGGACAACGTACGTCTGCCTGTAGGAACGGACGGGCAAATACTTGTTGCTGACTCAGCCGCGACTCAAGGTGTTAAGTGGTTTACCAGTACAGGTGCTGGTACGGTTACATCAGTCGGCATCTCACCGCCCGCATTTTTAACTGCTGGCGCTGCTGTAACAAGTGCTGGGAATATTTCCTTAACTCTTTCGGGTACTGCTTTACCTATAACATCAGGTGGCACCGGTTTAACAGCACTTGGAACTGCTGGTCAAGTATTGCGCGTTAATTCCGGAGCTACTGCGCTTGAATACGGCGCTGTTACTGGTACGGGCGATGTTGTTGGCCCTGCTAGTTCTACCAATGCACAGATAGCATTGTTTAGTGGTTTAACCGGAAAAATTATACAAGTTGCTACGACAACAGGCATGGTCAAAGCAACTAGTGGCGTTATTAGCGCTGCTGTTGCAGGTACAGACTATGTAGAACCAGGTGGTGATCTTGGTACGCCTTCATCAGGTACTTTAACCAATGCAACTGGACTACCTATATCGACGGGTGTAAGCGGCCTTGGAACCGGGATTGCAGCAGCGTTAGGGCAATCAACAGGTACAACAGGCGCACCAGTTTTATTTGATGGTGCATTAGGTACGCCTACTAGCGCTACGCTTACAAATGCTACGGGGCTTCCAATAAGCACTGGTGTTAGTGGCTTGGGTAACAATGTTGCAGCAGCTCTTGCTGTAACCGCAGAATCTACTGGCGGTATCGTTCTTTACAACAGTGATTTAGGTACGCCTAGCGAAGGCGTTCTTACTAATGCAACAGGCCTTCCTTTAAGTACGGGCGTTACGGGTACGCTAGGCACAAGCAACGGCGGTACTGGTCTATCAACCATTGGTACATCGTTGCAGTACCTTCGAGTAAACGCCGGTGCTACAGCACTTGAGTATGCAACGCTACCAAGTGGCGACGTTTCTGGGCCAGCAAGTTCGACGGACAACGCTATTGCTCGGTTTGATAGCACGACTGGCAAAGTCATTCAAAACTCATCGGCAACCATCAGCGATATAGGCCAGGCGTCGTTTGTAGGTTATGCACAGATCACGGCCAATACAGGTGCTGGCACTTCTGGTTATCTGGAACTGCAATCAAACGATAGTGGTACTGGTACCAAGACGCTTCGTATCCAGCCAAGTGATTTGGCAACAACGTCAACACAGACTTACACATTCCCAACTGATTTGGGTTCTAGCGGTTACTTTTTACAGACTGATGGTGTCGGTCAGTTGACATGGGCTGCTGCTGGAGGTGGCGGGTCTGGTGGGCCAGTTTTAGAGTCTCAAATCACAATTAGTCAAAACTACACCATTAGTAGCAATACCAATGGTCTTTCAGTATCTCCAGTAACGGTTGCCGCTGGTTATGCAGTGACTGTTGGAACAGGCCAGTCCTGGATGATTCTTGGTTAAGGAAGCGATATGAGTAAGATCAAACTTCAAGGTAATGCAAGCGGAACGGGTACCACTACGTTTCAGTCTGCTAATACCTCTTTTAATACAACCTTCACGCTTCCCGGTACGGATGGAACTAACGGGCAAGTGCTGACAACGGATGGCTCTGGCGCACTGACATTTACAACAGTCAGTGGTGGCGGTGGTACAACGACCAATGCGTTAACCATGAATGATGGTGGCTCTGGGGTTTCGTCAGGCACTACGTTTGATGGTTCTGTTGCCAGGACAATTAGTTACAACACGATTGGTGCTGCGGCGACTGGTGCTGCAAATACATTTACAGCCGCTCAAACTTTCAGAGCGGCAAGTGCGATTCGATCAGAAGCGGCAAGTACGCAAGATGCGATTGTAATTGCAGGTAGGGCTGGCGGAACAAGTTCGTATGCGGCAACGCTAACACCTACGACGTTATCTGCTAATAGGACGGTAACGATCCCTGATGAAACATTTACGGTTGGTTATATTGGTGCACCGCAAAGCACAAATACAACGGTTGCCGCCAGTGACGCAGGTAAGCATATTTACTTTACTGGTGGATCGACAGCAACATTAACGGTTAACACCAACGCAACAACAGCCATTGATGTAGGCACAACTATTCTTGTTGTTAACAACAATTCAGGGAACCTAACAATTTCTGGCTCTGGTGTTACTTTCCAGCTTGCTAACGGAGCAACAGGCAACAGGACAGTAGCAACAAAGGGAATGGCTACGTTACTTAAAGTAGCTACAGATACTTGGTATGTTTCTGGAGCGGGGGTGACCTAATGGCTGGCGCACTTACAGCAGCAATTGCAGCGGCGTTTTCTGGTGGCGCCGCAGTGGTCACCGACGATTACTTTGAATACACCACGCTACTGCTTCCTGGCTCTGGAACCAACGGCGCACAGAACAATACGTTCTTAGACGGTTCTACCAATAACTTCACCATCACCCGCAACGGCAACACGACACAGGGTACGTTCTCACCGTTCAGTCAGACTGG